CAAGTTTCGCGCGCTTGCTCGAACGAGAAGCCGGTCGGGAAGGCGTAGAGATACTGGCCGGCGGCGGTGGCGACGTCCTTGCGCAGCTTGAGGGTGGGCCAGACGTAGGCCGTCCACAGTTCGGTCTGGGTGCGCTGGACGAGGTACTTGAGGGTGTCGACGGTGTTCGACCCCTGAGTGGTGGACAGGCTGTGGCCGGCCTCGGCGCGAACGCTGCGGACAATGTTGGCGAGCGTGTCCGTGTTGAGCATCAGATCGGATTCTCGACCGGCATCTTCAACGCCATCCCGGCCTTGCGCTGGCGCGGCGGGGCGGAATAGGGCGGCGGCTCGTATTCGGGCGGGGCCTCGCCGACAACTTCCTGCTGCTGGGTGATCGGGTTCAGCCACTCGACCCCGTTGTCGATCTTGGCGTCGGCTGCCTCCATCTCGATGTCGCGGGTCGAACGGCCGGGAAAGCAACGCTCGACCGGCTCGCCGCCATAGATCTGGATGAGGCGGTCGCGCTCGTCGCGCGGGCGCTGGTCGACGCGGGCGAACGGCTTGACGTCGGTCACCGCATCCTCGCCGTGGATGAAGCGCAGGACTTCGATCTCCGGCCACGAAACTGGGGAAAAAAGGCCCCGGTGAACGATCTGTTGACTATCCCCGGCAATCGCCACCTGGGCCAAGCAGAAGTGCATTTGATGTCCTCCATCGGCGTCCTCGTCGGCTGTGAAGCCTACGAGGATGCCGACGAGTTCACAACTTAAGTGATGTCGATGACCAGCGAGCTGGAGAACTGCCGCCCGACGAGCTGGCAGGTGGTGGTCATCGAACGGTACATGATGAACTGGTTCGCCGGCCGAGCCGGCGTGTGCTGGTGCATCCACTCGTCCTCCATCGCCTCGATAAAGATGTTGGAGGTGTCGATCCAGTAGCCTCGCTTGGCCAGCCCCATGTCGTCCAGCGTCGGATCGTAGTAGATGCCCTGCCCGCCGAACGCCAGATCGCCCATCGCGCCGTCCTGCTTGCCGGTGAAGCCGGTCATCGAATAGCTGCCGTTGGCGCGCAGCTCCTTCTCCATCGCGTCGATGAAGGCCGAGCCGGCGACGAACAGATCGGGCTTGCCGCCGTAGCGGATGAGCTGCCGCCGCTCGTACTGGAGCGTCTGAAGCAGCGCGCCGCCGTTGGCCGGATCGGAAGTGACCGCGCCGCCGCCCCACTTGGACAAGGCCGGCGTGCCGGTCACCTTGGCCCCGAAGGCCGCGGTGCGAGCCCGGTTGCGCCACCAAGTATAGGAGGCGTTAGCCCTGTCCAGGCCGCCGACCACGCCGACCGACGGATCGGCCGCGACCAGGAGCCCGAGTCCCGCCATCGCCTTCGGATCGGCGGTGCCGTCGCCGTAAGCGAGCGCATTCATGCCCCTGGCGTATTGCTCGCCGAAATCGAACAGCTTGTCTTGCAGCAGGCCCACGAGAACGGTCATCTCGCGCTGGCTGTGGTTGGACAGCGACGTCCCGTTGGAGCTTGGATCGGTGACCGAGATGCCGTCGATCTTCAACTCGGTATGAGTCAGCGTGATGCCGAGATGGTGTTCGCGCCAGGGATAGTTGGCGCGCTTGATGTTGGCCGGCGTGTAGAAATTGACCGTGTCGTTGTGCGTGTAGCCCTTGACGACGTCGTTGCCGGAGCCATCGCCGAACTGACCGCTGACGGCGAGGCTGATGTTGCCCTTGCCGCCGCCGAAAGTCTTCTTCTTGCCGCTCAGTTTGTCCCAGAAGGGACGCTCTTGCAGGGTCTGGTAGAACTCCTCGCCTTTGAACAGGTACCAATCCATCGCCGCGTTGGCGACGTTCTGAATCTCGTTTGCAGTGAAGGACATGGCGGGAACCCCAAGGGGTTAGCCCGCGCTCCGCCTCGCGTTCTCTAGTCCGGATAAAGCGGCTTCCATGAGGGTTCGCGGCGCGGTTCGCGCGTTGGGCTGCTGCGAATTGCCATTCGGAAGCGGGCTGGTGGCGCGCGACTGCGGCAGGAAGCGACGGAATTGGGCGGTCACTTCGCGGTGGGCTTGCTGGACGATGTCCAACGCCTCGTTCACCCCGGAGATCTTGCCCCCTCGTTCGAGCAGCAACGCTTGCGCAGTCCGCCGAATAGCGTCGGCCTTGGCGCGATAGTCGGGATCGTTCGCGGCAAGCCTCTCCTCGAACGAAGTGACGGCTCGCTGCACGTCGGACTGCACGAACTGCAGTTGCTGCGTGTCCGCACGCAATGCGTTCGCTTGGGCAAGCTCTTCGGCGCGTTGCTGGTTGAAGCGGAGGATCGCGAGTTCGCGAGCCGCTTCCTGCGACATGTGTCCGTTCTGGACACGCTGTCCAAGATCCTCGGGCAACACGAGCCCGAGCACCTCCTGCGCCTTCCTCACAAAGGGCGCGACCTGGCGATAGAACCCGGCGTAATCACCACGCCGGATCGACGCCATCGCGTTCATCCCCAGGACGATGTCGTCGGGGCTGAGATCGTTGTCCCTGGCGAAGCCTGAAAGCTTGTTGCCGACATTCGCATCCGGCATGAGTTGCGCGACCTGATCGCGCAGCTCGCCCCGTTGCTTGAGCAGCGTCTTGACCTTCTTGCGAACCCTCGCCGACAGGAGTTCCTGCGACAAAAGCTCTTCGTCGGTCTGAGAGTCGTCTTCCTCGGTCTCGGGTTGAGTCTTGCCAGCCTGATCGTCGGCTGACGGCCCTGGCGGTTCGGGACTGCCGCCTTCCCCTTCAGTCTTCCCCAGGACGTCCGGCTCGGGCGTGGGTTTAACCACCTTGAGCACGGCGTCCATGAGGGAAGGCTTGGAGGGCTTCCCGGTTTCAGGCGATGGGGTCGATGCGCCCGCCTGGGGTGCGCTCGGCGACGGTGTGGACGGCGTAGATACTGGCGTGGACGGCGTGGACGGGGTCGAACCCGGTCCTGGGCTGGAGCTGGGCGCTTGACCCTCTCCAGAAGTTACGCCTGTCGCCTCTTCGGCCATCTTTTGGTCGCGCGAATAGTCGGCCGGTCGGCCGACTTCGCGTTATAAGACCAAAACTAGAAAAACCGCAATGGTTAGTGCGTCATCGGCGACGCAGCGCCGGATTGGGCGTTCATCGGCGTCGGGGCCGACGATTGCGGACTCGGCGGCGCGGGCGCGTTGGCTTGGCCTTGCGGGCCTTGCGCTTCGGGCGAGGGCGAGCCTGGCGCGCCCTGCGAAGCGCCAGGTTGGACGCCGTTCATGGACAGGATGGACGGCTGTCCATCGGCGATGGCGTCTTCGAGGTCGATGTTGTCGTCGAGCCGGTTGATCGCCTCCTTGGCGAGGAAATTGGGCGAGATTCCCGGAATCTGCATCATGATCGGCGCAAGCCGCTCGAAATTCTGCAGTTCCTTGGCCTGATCGGGGCGGCCGGAGCTGCCGGCCTCGATGTCGAGGTAAAGCTGCTGGGCGACTTCGCCCTTGGTGAGCTGCGGCCAGATCGCGCCGGGTCCGACGATCTTCTTCACCGTTTCCTCCCCAACATTGAGGAGGAGAATCTGTCCGGCGCTCTGGGCGAGGCTGGACAGCGTGTCGTCCACGTCATCGATCTCGCTTCCCGTGCTGGTGGCCCTGGCTTGGGCGGCGATATTCGTTTCGGTCGCGGTCGCGCCCGAAGTCGGCCCAAGATCGGCCTGCTGATCGCCGGCGACGCGCAGCATGTCCTGAAAGATCTCGTTCGACTCGTAAAGGTTGGGATCGATAGGCACGCCCTTGATACCCTGGAGGAGGTCGTCGATCTTCTGTCCAGGCTGAAGGCCGGTGAGGCCGAGCAGCGCCATCATCGGCGGATTTCGCAGCGCTTCGAGATCCTCTTCCGACAACGTGCCGTCGGCGTAGCCGATCTTCGGGCGATTGGCGAAGCGGTGCTCGCGCAAGCCCTGGCGGGAGCGGTTGAGTTCGAGCTGCATCGGCCGGATCAGCGAAACGTCGCTCTGCGGCCACACTTCGCCGTCCGTCTCGTTGAAGGCGATCAGAAACCAGGGCCAGAAGCGGTCGGTGTAGAACTCGGGCTCGGCCGGCTCGCGCAGGAAGTCTGGGTAACCGTCGCAGACGACATAGACGAGCCCGTCGTCCTTGTTGAAGATCTCCCACACCAGGGCGCGCGACTGATCCTCAGCGACGCCGGTGGTGTCGAACGGATTGCGCGCCGACGCACTGGCGAAATCGGTCCCGGCGTCGGTCTTGTTGTAGGCGGTGTATTTCTTGCCGACGTCGACGCCGTAGGTCTCCTGGATCTCCTCCGGGGTGAGGCAATATTCCTCCGCCGTCCAATTGCAGCCGAGAAAGTCGCGCAACGCGACGCAATTCTCGTCGGGGATGAGCGCGGTCGACTTGGGCCACGAGAACGTCAGCCCTTCGCGCACCACGATCTCCTGCGTCTGCCCAAGCGCCTGGGTGACCAGACGGAGTTGCTCGGCCTCGGGCGAATCGACGGTGATCTTGCCGTCGGCGATGTCGGCCGCGATGCGCTGGATGGTTTCGAGCATGGTGCGCGAGTCGCCGAGCTGCGCATCCTGGTCGGGATTGGGAGCCATGACCCGCTGAAAGCCGACCCGCACCCAACCGACGCCGGAGGTGGCGGCGCGGCGCACCGCAAGCTTCATCCGGCTCTTGAACGACTGCTGCTGCTGCGAGATCTCATACTGGAACAGGATTTCGAGCGTCTTGGCGATCCGCTGGAGCTGGGTGAACTGCTGCTTGACGTTCTGCGCGTCCTGGATGACCGCCTGAGCCTGTTGCAGCTCGTCCGGCGGCGGGCTTGGCGGCGGCGGGAAGATCGGCGGCTGTCCAGGCTGCGGCTGAAGCATGGACATGAGCCCGCCGGGGCCGCCGCCGTTGGACGGCGGCGCAGGGGCCTCGCCAGGCGCTCCCGGCGGCCCCGGAGGCGCGCCGCCGACCATCGCCTGAAGCGGAATCCCGGATCGCGCGGCGGCGATCCCGACGCCGACCCCTAAAGCGAGCTTTTGTTGGGCTTCCTGGGCGATCTGGGCCTGCTGGACGACTTTTTGCGCGTCCTGGAGCCCCTGCATGGTGCCGTCCCACACCGTCGCCAGCAAGCGCGGCCGGACTTTAGCGGCGACGCGCGGATTCTTGGCGTAAACGGCGGCGACGCGCTGCTTGACGTGACGCAGGGTGATGTTGGCGATGTAACGGTCGTTGAACGCGTCGTTGAATGCGTCGGCTTTGGTCTCCTCCGGCCATTGACGCCCAGCGCAGAACTTCTGGTCGCGCACCATCTTCTTGAACACGGACTCCCACTTGGTTTTCGCCTTACGCACACGGGAAGCCCACTTTTCGACGAGTTCTTTTCGCTTTTCGTCGGGCTCGGGCGGCTCCCTGTCCACGATCTTTTCCTGTCCACCGTCCACAGGCGGCGGGGATAAGGAATCTTGTGGCCCGGCGCTGGCGTACGGGTCGTCTTGGCCCGGCAGATGGATGGCTTGCGGCGGACCGGGCGACTGAGGAGGAAAATTCGGAGGAACCGGCATTTTTAGTCGGGCTTCTCGTCGTATTCTAAGCGATAACCGTGCGCTTCATCCATGTAACGGAGAAGCCAACGCCAGAATGGGCGCGGCCACCTATCATTCCAGTCCATTCTCTCGGCTAGACCCCAAAGCCATTGTTTCATCTCGCTCACCACCCTCCCGTCACAGGAGCGTTCGCGCGTTTCCCTTCTTGCTTGATCCAGGCCAGCGTCCCTTGCGCCGGAGCGGTCTCTTTCCGGGGAGCTGGCCGGTGCGGGACTTGAATCGCCAGCCCCATGCCGATCCAGGCCAGCATATCGACAAAATCGTCGTGGACGCCATAGGGAAACTTGAGGATTTCGTTCTTCGCCTCCGCCCACCACGGGGCATAGGACGGAAAATAGACCATCCGCTGCGAGATCCGGCCGTTGATCGCCTGGGCGCGAGTCTTCTTGTCCTGGACAGGGGTGACCTCGAAGATCGAACAGAAGGTGTTGCGCTCGGCCATCCGCCGGCGGAGAAACGGCCCGATGCTCTTCGAGATGTGGCCGCGCTCGGCCCACCAGTGGATCGGCTTGTACTTCGCCATCAGGTCGATCATCTTCTCGACCACATAATCGGTGGCGAATCGGCCCCACACGATGTCAGGCATGATCCAGAGGTTGCGGTCCTTGTCGATTCCGACGATCCCGCAGCACGTCTTGTCGCGGTCCTGCTTGGTCGACACGGCATGGTCGCTGGCGGCGTAGAAGCGCAGCTCCTCTCGGGGCGGCAGTTCGTTCTTGCGATAGGTGCGGATGCAGTCGCCGTCGAAGAAATTGCCTTTCTCGGGCGTCGGTGAGCCCTGATAGAGCGCCTGGAAGCCGCGCGGGTCGCCCTCGCGCAGGTCTTCGAGGTAGTGGACCGGAAACCGCGCCGGCCACAGGGCTTCGCCGGGCTTGCGGCCGATGGGATCGTCGTCGCGGGCGAGCGCCGGCAAGTCGATGATCCGCCACTTGCGCGCTTCGGTCGCGTTGTAGTTCGGATTGGTCGGATCGGTGATCCGGCCGACGAGATCGTCCTCGTGCCAGCGGGTCTGGATGATGATGATCCAGCCCTTGAAAGTGAGCAACCGGGTGCGGACGACCTGGGTGTACCATGTCCACACTTTTTCGCGGGTGGTGGGGCTGTCCGCCTCGACGCGGTCCTTGATCGGATCGTCCAGCACGAGCCCGATGGAGCCGCGCCCGGTGATCGAGCCGCCGCGCCCGGTGAAGAACACCTTTGATCCCGATTCGGTCGCGATTCGGTCCACGGACGCGGTGGTGATTTTCACGTCGGAGAAGATCTGCCGGTAAATATCGTCTTCAAGGATCGCCTTGACCTCGCGACCGAAATCCCAGCTAAATTTTTCGTTGTAACAGGCCGAAATGACGCTCTGGCCGGGGTTCTTGCCGATGAACCAGGCGGGAAACATGCGCGTCGCCAGCTCCGACTTGCCGTGCCGGGGCGGACAATTGATGATGAGGCGACGAATCTCGCCTCTTTCGACCGCCTCCAAGGCGGCGGCGATCACTTGGTGGTGCTTGGCGGCCTGATAGGAAGACAGATCGGCGTTGTCGGGCTCGTTCGGGTCCGGTTTCAGTAACCGGGCGAACGGAATCAGCTTGTCGCGCGCCTCCAGAACCGCTTTTTGCCGTCTGAGCGCACCGAAATAGCGGATTTCCTCGGGACTCAGGGCTTTCATCGATGGTGGCGGCTCACTTCGTCTTCGCCGACTGCGTCACGGGAGCTTCGAGCGCCGCGACCCGCGCCTGAAGATCGGTGATCGCTAAATCCTGCGCCGCCTGCGAAGTTTCGAGCGCGGCGATTCGCGTTTCGTGGTCGGCCAGCGCGTTGGTGACGTCTTCGATGCTCTCGATGTCAGGCGCGAGCCGTGGACAGGACACGTAGACGCCCTGGTTGACCTCCCAGGTGTGGTCGCTGTCGTTGGTGACGACGACCTTGGAGCCGTCCGCCGCCCATTCGAGCGTGAATTGATCGGAAGTCAGAAGATAGCCGCCATAAGCGACTTCGGCCTTCGCCGTGTCCACCAGAGCGGCGTCGAAATCGGGCGTCGGGATTTCGACGGTCTCGCT